TACCTTCATCAGTTTTAAACCAAGCGGCTAAAGCTGAATAAGGATGTTCATCAAAAGGAACATTCATTAGTTTTCTATCATTAGAAGCCCACATAAAAGTTCTTTGATCTGAAGATAATTTAATAATACCTAATTCAGTTGCTTTAATACCAAAGTTTCTAAGTTGAACATTTTCATCATTTACTAGTTCTAAGAATAATTCAGGATTTCTTTTGGCATACAATAGTAAATCTCTTTTTAATTCCTTAGAACTCATTTCTGACACTTTAGAACCAACCTCTACACGCATAATAGCCTCTGCCATATCAATATCTATATTTTGAGCAGCATTTAAAGCTTCTATTTCTGTTTCTATAATATCAATTTCATTAGCAGCTACTTGAGCTGGTTTACTTTCAAAAAATAAAGTTTCTTTATGAGGATGATATAAAGATAATAGTTTTTGTAAAACTGTTTTTTCTTTTGGAACCATCAAAGCTCCGTTTCTAAAAATAATATGTTCCATTCTTTGTTCGCCTACCATTTCGTCTACAAAAACAGTTCTTTGATTTGAAGTGTATTTTAATTCTCTTTCGTATCCTTTTTCTTCATCAAACCAAAATATATTTGAAGACCTAATTGATTTACTTAAAGGTGATTTACCGCCTGTTAAATAATATTGACGATCTTTAACTTCCCATTTAGGTTTTTTATTTTCTATTTTTTTAGGTTTTTGTATTTCAACAACTGGTGTTTCAATAATAGGTACCTCTACCTTTTGTGTTTTTTGTTTTTTTGCCATAATATAATATATAATAAAATTAATAAAAATAAAAGGGAGTGGAGACTAAGCTCCACCCTCTTTTAAAAATTGTTTTAGTTCATTAAGAAGAAATTATTTGCTCCTTGTACAACTAAACATCTTTCAGATAAATAATGCACCTCCATTGCGTCTAAATCAGATGTTACAGCACCAACAGAACCAGTAACCCAATTTTTGAATCTTCGGTCATCAGTTTGTGAAGCTCTATATCTAACGTGTAAGAAAGGACGTTTCATGTTTCTACCTAAACCTTGGTCATAAACCGAAGATACACCAGCAGGTATCATAACACCTCTGATAGCGTTAACCGTATCTTGAGCATTTATTAAACCTCTAGTTGCTAAATCATTTAGGTATTTCCAATCAGACTTGTAAAAGTCATAAGAACCTCTACGGAACCCAGAAAAACCTAGGTTTAATGCCATGTCTTCAGAGTTATCAAATACACCATAAGAAGTACCACCACTACCATAAGAGTTCATTGAAGCTAACATGTCATCTACAGCTAAAGCAGTTGTTCTATTTAAAAACATCATGTTTTCTTCAATAGCACCATTTTTATCAAGTTCTGCTAATATAGCGTCAAATTCAGCTAAATCAGTAGCAGCATTAACACCAGTAACACCAGTAGTTTCATTACCTCTAGTTTCAATAGCAGCGAATAAACCTTCAGTACCAGCTATAGTACCAGTAGCGCTAGTTTGTGTTGCTGTAATAGTAACTGAAGCTTTTTGTGATTCAACCATTGCCATTTCAATATAATCAGTGAAACGAGATCTAGTATCGCCCGATGATTTTAAATACCATAAATATCCTGATTGACCAGCTTCACCAGAAACTTCAACCCAACCAATTTGAGAAGCATCAGATCCCGAGATGTCATACTTGTCTTTTATAATGATTGGTTTGTTGTCATAAGACTTAAACATTGCTTTGTTTGTAGAATCTCTACCAACAGCTCCTTTTGCATATTCAGAACCATAAACTAGTACTTTAACTGTTTGTGAATCTGCGATACCAGAAGAAGAAGTCATATTTGCTCTATCATAAACATCTACAGTTATAACACCAGTAGTACCGTTTACAGAAAGTACAAAACATTTTAATGTTACGGAAGCGTTGGCTACTATTAACATATCACCAGCTCTAACACCGTGATCTGCCGTACTATATACAGTAGTTCCAGGCGTTGCACCATCAGCGTCTTGAGTAATTGTTATTGTTGTACCAGTACCACCAGTAGTACCTTGGTATGATAAATGTAATCTTGATTGCTCAGACCAAACAACTTGGTCAGCAGTCATAGATTCTTCTGCTCCAACTTGAGATAAAAAACCTGAAATAGTTCTGTTTCCAAAAACTTCAGCTTCTTGTTCCATCAAGTCCGGAACATATTGTCTTGCCCAGTCAGTACTTGAGCCACCTGTAAAGTCTAGGTAAGCTGAAGCTAACGTCTGCTTTATTGGAGCAGGAGTAGGCGTGTAATTGCTTGTAATTGCCATTTTTTATAATTTTTAAATTGTTATTTATTTTTATTTTTAATTTTAAACTTAAAATCAGAAGAATTATCACCTAAAACTTTAAACTTTAAACCACCTGCTTTAATTTCTCCATGACTTTGTCTTGGATTCATATCTACATTTTTGGCTTTAGCAACACTGTTTTTCATAGCATCAGCTTTTCCTTGATCATAAAAATGATTAGCAATAGCATCAGCGTTCATTGCTGTAAACAAAGATTTATGATAACCACTAGCATCTGACATTTCATTCTTTTCATTCAAAAACTTTTTGACAAAATTATTAATATCACTTTGAGCTTCTTTTACTTCGTTTGCGTTTTTTACGTTAAATCTATATTTTTTATCGCCAACATTATATTCAAAACCTTTGAATTTGTCGTTAAAAACGTTATTTGTTTTATTTAAAAAATTAGATTTTTGTAATTCTGCTTGTTTTTTTGTTTCTTCTGACTCTTTGTTATATCTATTAAAGAAATCTACGGCTTTTTGTTGCTCGTTAGTAAGTCTACTTCCAGCCTTAATTTCTTCATAGTATTTAGACTTTTGCCCGTCCAAGTGGCTTTTAGCGTTGGCAACTTGCTCTTTTAACGCTAATTTTTTTCTTTTAATTTCTTTATCGTCATCTTCTTCTTCGTCGTATGAAAAAGAATCTTCCATTAAAAAACTTATTTCATCGTCATTTAAATGAGATTTAGTTTGTTTATAATATTCTCTTAATAAAGATGTATCATCAAATTTACTATAATCCTGATTTAAACGAACGTAATCTTCTAAATCACCTCCAGTTTCTTCCATGAAGTCCATTAACTTTTGGATATTTTCAGGAAGAGGTTCACCAGTTTTTTCAGCTTCAGCAA